CAACTCGCTAGGGATGGCGGCTGGCGGGAGCGGCGCCACTGGCCGTTGGTCAATCCAAATCTTGGGCGTTCGACCTCTGCGGATTTCTTGGCTCGGGAGATTGTGCGCGCGGATGCAGATGGGCCAGCGGCCGTGGCACTCATCGCCTCACAGCATTTTAATGTTCAGATTGGAATGAGTCTAAGGTCGGATGGCTGGGCCGGCGCGTATTATTGGGATCGTGGTGTCGAGGATGATCTGACGCTCGACTCCGTGATCGATCGATCAGAGGCGGTCGTAGTGGGAATCGACGGCGGCGGCCTGGATGATTTAATGGGTATAGCCGTCGTTGGACGCGAAAAGGAGAGTGGCGCATATCTGGTCTGGACGCACGCACTTATCAGCCCAGAAGGTCTCGACCGCAGGAAGCAAAATGCCGCCTATTATCAAAAATTTATTGCCGATCATGATCTCACGGTAACCGAGGAGTTGCCAGATGACATCAGTTTCATCGTAGAACTCGTCGACAAAATAAAGCATAGCAAAAAGCTCGCTGGCGTCGGAGTTGATGCGATTGGCATTGGTGGAATTGTCGATGCTCTCGCAAAAATCGAGGTGACGCAAGAAAAAAATTTGCTGGTCGGTGTGCGCCAAGGCATCAGTTTGATGGGCGCGATCAAGACAGTGGAGCGCAAGCTTGTCGATGGGTCATTCAAGCACGGCGGGCAAACATTGATGGCGTGGTGCGCGGGTAACGCGCGAGTGCAGCCAACGCCCACGGGCATGCGTGTCGTGCGCGACGATAGCGGCTATGGCAAAATCGATCCGCTGATGGCATTGTTTAATGCCGTGGCGCTGTTGGCGACAAATCCAATGGCAAAGAAATCGCCTGAATGCCGACTATTTTTCGCATGAGAAGCGAGCAATCATGAGCGAATTGAGCGGGCAGTTTGATTGGAATGCACAACCCAAATGGACGAAGCTGCCTGCGCTGGCTGAACGCTTGGGCGTCAAGCCGTTGGGCGAGAATGAAGGTTTCAGAGAGGTTGTGTTGGAGATAAATAAAGTCGGAAGATATGATTTGCTTGATTTAGTCAACGCACTTTTGGATCGACTCGATGCTTTGCGGTTGGATTACCGCGCATGAGAGTAAGCGCTGATGAATGAACTGAAATCTTTCCTGCTTGGAATGTCCTCACGACAATTGCGCAAATATGTAGAGCGGGGATTTAAAAAACATGAGTTGCTGCTTCCTCTAGGCGAAAGAAACCGCGGAGAGCGGCCTTATTCCTGGCTCGATTCGCTTGCGCGATCGATTTGGGCCATCGATCGATGGGGAATGGAAAGCGATTGTGGCAAACAAGCTTATGAAATGTTGGCCACCTGTTTTCATGCTGATCCAAATATCCGGCAGGATTTGCAAGAAAAGTACGACCGAAGTTGTATCGAACATAAGCTGCGCATGCGAGCGCCGATAATCGATGCCATTTGCTGTGAAATGTGATGTCTCTCCAAACGCTCACAGTCACAATTCCTGCCGGCCAGTCGTTGTCGAATGCCGTTGATTGCAGTCAGGGGAAACTCTGTCTAATCGAATTTCCCGCCGCTTGGGATGGAGAATACGTCTCACTTCAGACTTCCTCGGATGGTAATACCTGGCGCGATTTTCATTACGTTCCTTCAACCGAGCGCACATATTCAAAGACTGTCGATGAAATTATTATCGCCGTACCGAAAAATGCTGCAAGCGCGTTCGCAACTGGTTGGGCAGACAATCTGTTGTGGTTGCGAATTCGTTCTGGTCCATCCGGCGCGCCTGTTAATCAGACCGCAGATCGTATCTTCACATTAAGTCTGGATTCCAAAGTGCAACAGCTTCCAGCCATTTCCAAAATAGCGACTAATCCCGCCGATACAAACAGCACAACCGAAGTCACAATGGGCCTCGGAAACGTTTTCACCATCACGCCGGTTCAAACAGGACGCGTGGCCATCGTTGTCGGCGGCACTTGCGCCAATGATTCCGTCAACGGCGGGTTAAATATTACAGGGAGATATGGCACCGGAACGACACCGCCTGCTAACGGAGCCGCGGGAGCGACTTACGGCGTATGGTCAACGACACAACACTATTACATGTCCAATGCTAGAGATGTTGCCGGCTTTACCGTCATCGGCGGTTTTGTCGGATTGGTGGATGGCACGCCTGTGTGGTTCGATCTGTCAATTGCCGCCACAGGTGGTGGTAGAGCGAGCGTGACCGATGTTCAATGCCTGATTTGGGAACTGTGAAAAATAGGAGATTGAGATATGGCGGCAATTCCTGTGAGTTTTACTGGCGTGATGTGGTATCCGGATTTGAGTGTTGGCGGCGGGCCGATGCCCGGAGGGCCTCCGCTAGGGATCTGGGGCGGCGGCAATGTCCCAGTGCCGACTCCGCCCATCTACTATCCACCGGCGCCGGTCGACCCTGGCTATGGTCACCCTATTGCTCCTCCTGGCTTCTGGCCGGGAACTCCGCCACCAAGGCCGCAGCCGCAGCCGCCGGGCATCTGGGGCGGTGGCAACGTGCCAATGCCTACGCCTCCTATTTATTATCCGCCTTCACCACCATTGGGCATCTGGGGCCCGACTGATCCGCGGCCATCGCACCCGATCGTATTGCCACCGGTCGAGCCAGGCGGCCCGCCCGTCCAGATCTGGGGCCCGACTGATCCGCGGCCGAGTCATCCAATCGTGCTGCCCCCGCAATTGCCGAATCCGCCCGAAGGTGCAAAGCCTCCGCCTCCGGAAGGCGGATGGGGCTATCATCCCGATTTCGGCTGGGGATATTTCCCGCCTGCAGACGTAGCACAACCAAAAAAGAAATAGTTATGCCTCTGACGAAAAAAGGTACGAAGATCATGCGCGCCATGAAGGCCCAATACGGTGCCAAGCGTGGCGCGCGCGTCTTCTACGCGAGCCAGAACAAGGGAACGATCCGCGGGACGCATCGTGCCGGAAAACGTGGGAAGTAGCTAGCGCGCTAGTGGCAATGGCAATTGATTATCGTTTGCCGCCGGCATGACGCTGATATGTATCTTGTGGTGGCAATCCACACAGACGGCGCATAGATCCTGCGGCAGCTCGTTGCCGAGCCGATCGTAAGTCCAATGATGGACTTGGATCGCGGCACGGCGGCGACAGATCTCGCACCAACCGCCAACTCGCTCTAGATGTTCGCGCCTTGTCTGCCACCATGCAGGCGAGCGCATGTAGGCCAGATATCGCTTGGACGGCATTTTGTGGATGACGTTCGCAAGCTTCAAAATCAGATGTTTCATTGGAAGTCTCCCTATTCAGACCGAAAATATTTGATGGAGCAGATACGAAACAAGGTCGTAACGCGTTACTTTTTAATATTGGCTGATTACGTCGCTGCAGTTTGAGCGTAGTTTGCCAAGAATGAAAAAACGAATTTGGCGTGATGAGGCGTCAAGAAAGATGCTTAAAAAAAAGCGAGACGGCGCCGTTCGTAAACGGAGGTGCGACGAGTTAAAGAGAATAAATAAAAAACACTGGGATTTTATTGGTCCTCGCGATCTTCCTTTAGATTGTTTGCCTTACGACGATGAAAGTCACCGTTATTTAGATTTGGCAGAAAGAAAATTAATCGAGTCCATATCTCATGATTTAAAACATGGACCAAATGGAGTATTTTGGGAAGAAAACGGTTCTGTTATTTTGAACATGTATAACATTTTGGTGCGTTTTCGAAATAAACTCGATTGGGACGAATATATCTACAGAATCAATCGCTTTAATGGGGCAGCGCTCAGATGCATTCCTAGTGGAATACATTCTTTGGGATTATTGCAGGTGACCGCCAAATTAAAAGGTAGATATTTTCTCAAAAACGAAGCCGGCATGGATGAAGAACTTGGTAATGAATGGATTGGATGGAGCAATCCAAACGGACGGACTCCAAAGCCAGAACATTGAGGCATGATGATGCTAAATCGAGCCTATAGCCTGCTTCATGTCAAGCGGGTCGACGAGAATGCACGCCAAATTACCGGCATGGCGACAACGCCGACGCCCGATCGGCTCGAAGATGTGGTTGAACCAGACGGTGCGCAATTCAAATTACCTCTCGCTCTTTTGTGGCAGCATGATTCCAATCAGCCAATCGGCCATGTCACAAACGTCAATGCAAGCAAGGCTGGCATCGAGATCGTTGCCAAAATTGCGAGCATCGCCGAGCCCGGTCGCCTCAAGGATCGGCTCGATGAGGCTTGGCAAAGCATGAAATCCGGACTCGTCTCGGGCCTCTCCATTGGTTTCAAAGCAATTAAGACGGAGCCAATCAAGGAATCATCGGGCATTCGATTCCTCAAATGGGACTGGCTCGAGCTCTCAGCCGTGACCATTCCGGCAAATTCTGAAGCCACTATCACGACGATCAGATCGATCGACACCGCGCAGCGGGCCGCGCTCGGCCAACAAACGCCAAATAGTGTCGTCGTAAACCCACCCGGCGCCTCGGGACAAACGCAATCCAAGCCCCCAAAGGAGGCGCGGAAAATGGCTAAAACTATCGCTGAAAGGATCACGGAGCTCGAAAATAAGCGAGCCGCAAGCGCGGCCGCTCGCGAGTCCGTGCTCCAAAAAAGTCTCGATGAAGATCGTACGACCGATGCTACCGAACAGGAGGAATTCACTCGACTCGATGGCGAAGTCGATGCATGCGATCGAGATCTCGCATATTGGCGCAAAATCGAGCGCGCCAAAGCGCAAAGCGCCACGATCGTCAAGGCCGCAACATCGCAAGACGGAGCTATTTCGCGTGGCAATGGCAGCATTACCGTGCGAAGCCAGCCGGTATTGCCGCCCGGTATCGAAGGCGCTCGCGCTCTCAAATGCCAAATGGTGGCGAAGATCGATGGCAAGAATGTCGCCGATGTTGCTGCCGAGATGTATGGCGTAGAGTCGAATGTGTTCGGCGCGTTCACGACGAAGGCATCGGTCTCTGGCGGTACAACTATCCCGCCAAACTGGGCATCCGGATTGATCGGCGTGGAAGCGGGACCGGTCGCAGATTTCGTTGCATATCTGCGACCACGAACAATTATCGGACGTTTCGGCGTTGATGGTATTCCCGCATTGCGAGCGGTGTCGTTCTATTCGCCGCTCATCACGCAGACAGGCGGCGGCGCCGGCTATTGGGTTGGTGAAGGAAAAGCGAAGCCGCTCACCTCGTTTAACTTCACGCGGACCCATCTTAGCCCACTCAAAGTCGCGAACATTTGTGTTTTGACGATGGAAAACATCCGCTACAGCGATCCAAAGTCAGACACGATCGTCCGCGATCAGCTCGCGGAGGCGTTGATCAATCGGCTCGATGTCGATTTCATCACGCCAAGCAAGACGGCCGTGGCCGGAATCTCGCCGGCTTCAATCACCAACGGCGCCGCGGCAATCGCTTCGGCAACAGGCACGGATATCACCAGCATCATCCTCGATATTCGATCCTTGTGGGCGAAGTTCACATCGGCGAACAACCCGCCGTCGACGGGCGTCTGGGTCATGTCGTCCAACACGACGGTGGCTCTGGCCTCGATGCTCAATCCATTGGGCCAGCCAGCCTTCCCGCAAGTCAATCTGATGGGTGGCACATTGTTCGGTATGCCGGTCATCACGTCGGACAACGTCGGCAATATCGCCGTCCTGGTCAATGCGCAGGACATTTATCTCGGCGATGACGGCGGCATCACGGTCGATGCCAGCCAGGAGGCATCGCTGGAAATGGCGGATACTACAACTGGCGATTCTGGCGCTCCGACGGCTGTTTCGTCGGTCAGTATGTTCCAAACGAACAGCGTGGCGATTCGTGCGGAGAGAATTATCAACTGGATGAGACGCCGCACGCAATCGGTCGCCTACATCACCGGTGTCGACTGGGGTGGCCCGGTCAACACTGTATAGTTCGCCTTCCTGCTCGGGGAATGATCGTCTCCTGTATCATTCCCCGATTTTTTCAAATCGCAAATGAAAATTATCACGATCAAACCTCACACATATCAGACACGTCAGCTTGTCGCCGGCGACGAATACGACTTGCCGACCGAGCAAGCTGTATTGTTGGTCATGGATGGGAAGGCACAATTCTCGTGCTTAACGCCTCAATCACAACGGCCCAAAGTCATTTCGTTAGACGATTTGCGCGAAGAAGCGACGAAACTGGGCATCAATGTTGATCGTCGTTGGGGGAAGGTCCGTCTCCAGTACGAAATTACGCAAGCCCAATCATGAAAATCTTTGGATTGTCGGTGCCATTTACCGGCGAAAAACAGAAACAACTCGGCGGCGGCATAACTCC